GAAAACCCGCAATTCATCCGCTGTTTATGGTATCGGACCAGGAGCAAAAGCTTTGGGGGATATTAAAATGCTCCAAAAGCAACACGTTAAAAAGCTTCTGGCGGTTGACAAAATTATTGATCCGCCAACGCAAAGAGATGCCAATGTGGAAGGAGAAACATCTTTTACGCCGGGCGGAGAGACTTTTGTATCTCAGTCTGTGCCGAATGGTGGAGTAAGACCGGCTTATCAGATAGCCATTAATTTAAATGACATTCGGCTTGATATTCAAGAAACGCAGAACAGGATTAAAAGACAATTCTTTTATGATTTGTTTTTAATGTTTCAGAATAACGATAACCGGATTACCGCCACGGAAGCGATTAAAAAGTTTCAGGAAAAGGCGCAGGTTTTAGGTCCGGCTTTGGAAAGCTTTACGGATGATTTTCTCGATCCGGCATTAGCAAGGGTTTTTGCCATTATGTCAAGAACAGGGCAGATAGCCGAACCGCCGCAAGAACTTATGGGCCAAGACTTTAAATTTGAGTATACGTCGATCCTGGCACAAGCCCTTAAAAGTGAGTCGGTTGCATCCATTGAACAGTTTAGTCAATTTGCTATTGGATTTACTCAGGCGTTCCCAGAATCGCGAGACGTTATCAATGCGGATGAATCCCTTAAAATTATTGGGGATAAAATGGGTGTTCCGGTGGGAATGCTCAGGGATGATGCGGAAATAGCGGCTATCAGAGAACAGCGTCAGCAGCAAGAAGCTTATGCACAGCAGCAAGAAAATATTAATCAGACCGTGGACGCTGCACACAAAATGTCACAGACTCCGCTAGGTAACACTACGGCGCTAAATGCTGTAGCCAGCGGAGAGGCAACTATTCCGGGGGTAGGTGGCAATGCCTAAAAACGATCCTATTGGATTAGGTGATATGCAGGCAAGAGAAGAAGTTGCTGAATTTGGTAAAAAGATCAGCGAAATTAAGGCCGAACGCAAGATTAAGGATATAAAGGTTATCTGCGCTTCTCCGGAGGGACGAAGGTTTATGTGGGATGTAATCGTTAATATGGGCGGAGTGTACGGAGCTAGTTTCGTTGCCGGATCAATTGATATCACGGCATACAACGAAGGGCGCCGAGCAATAGGTTTAAAGATTTTGAACCGGTTGAATGAAGCCGACAAATCTTTGTTGCAAAAAATTACTTTGGAACATTGGTCGGAAGAAGTTAGCAATCAAAACGCTAAAAATAAAATCTTGGAGGAATGAAAATGTCTGTGGAAACAGCAACAAACACTTTAGGAAATAACGAAGCAAGCAATACTCAAGCGGGAGCAGATAATAATCAGTTGCCTTTATTATCAACGGCCAAGGCCGGAACAGAAAAGGTTAGCGGCTCTGACGCTAATCAAGACAATGTTACGCCTAAACCCGATGGTGAAAATGTAACTGGTAAAACTGAAATACCGCCTAAAGTGGAAGGTGTTGCTGATAAAAAGCAGGAAGTAGCACAAGTTCCAGAAAAGTATGATTTTAAAATACCGGAAGGAGTTACCTTAGATGAAAAGGTAATGGAAAAAGTGACTGAGCTATTTAAGGCTAATGGCCTAAGCCAAGAACAAGCTCAGGCAATGATGGATTTTAATATCAACACTTACAAGAGCAATCAGGATGAATTGGTTAAATCTCACGAAAACCAAAAGAAAGAATGGCAAAGTGAGACAGAAACCGAGTTTGGTGGAGAATATGACCGGAAAATGGCCATTGCCGCCAAAGCCAGGGATGCTTTTGCAAGCAAGGAACTTGTGGAATTGTTGGTTGATAGTGGTTTGGAGCATAACGTACACGTTATTAAGTTTTTTGAAAAGATAGGTTCTCGGATTAGCGAGGATAAGTTGGTGGAAGGAAGTTTGTCTAATGGCAATGATTTGAGCAAGCTATCCTCAAAAGAAAGGCTTGAATATCATATACGCCAAGACGCAGAAAGATTAAAAAATAAAACATAATGGAGGAATAATATAATGGCTACTTTAGCAAGCAAATACCCTACGCTGTTGGATGTTTCTACGCGGAAAGACCCCAACGGCCAGTTGGCAACTATTGCCAATTTATTGACTGAAAAAAACCTTATCCTGCAAGATATGCCTTGGGTAGAGGGAAACCGGGAAGATGGCAATATACATACCGGCACAACCGCCTTAGCGTCTGCGGCTTGGAAGCGAGTAAATCGCGGTACTGTGGAAACAAAGTCCACCACTACGCAATACACTGATTCGATTGGCGTTATCACCGGAACATCAACCGTTGATGCGTACCTGGCAGAAAAAACCGGCAATGTGGCTAAATTCCGCGCAGATGATGAGTCACTGCGTCTGGAAGGCATGAACATCGAACTGGCTAATACCCTGTTCTATGGAAATGTGGCAACCGCTCCCGAAGAATTTACCGGGATTGCCCCGCGCTATGCGGCGTATGGTTCGGTTGCGCGTACCAGCCATTGCATTAACGCTGGTGGAACTGGTTCGGACAATACCTCAATTTATTTGATTGGTTGGGGAGTTGACACTGTGTATGGTTTGTATGGCAAAAACGGAAATGTTGGAATGCAGCGTCAAGATTTTGGCAAAATGTCGTCGGCAGATAGTTCCGGCTATCCTTGGACTGTCTATCGTTCGGAATACAATTGGGAATGCGGTTTAGGCGTGAAAGATTATCGCTATATCACGCGCATTGCCAATATTGATGTTTCGGATTTGCTCACTGCGTCTGATTCTGCCGAGACCAGCCCGAACATTGAAAAGATGATGATTATTGCCAAAAATCTTTTCCCGTCTTTAACCGGCATTCGCCCGGTGTTCTACATGCACCCGGATATGTTGGCAATGTTTGAAGCGAAGATTTACAGCAAGCCAAACATGGCTTTGAGCTTCAAAGATGTAACGGACGGCAACGGAATTGTCCACGAAGGCACTGCTACTTTTCTGGGTATTCCGATCAAGGGTTGCGAGGAAATTTCGTTGGCAGAAACGTTGTTGACTGCGTAATTAACTAACCGCCTAGTGCGGATTATGGAGGTATTAAAAAATGTCTATCATTGATAATCTGTTGGTTTTGCAAGACAATGCTGCGCTTACGGCTACTGCTGCAAGCACCAATGTCGTGGATCAATTGGCGGCTAATGTTGCAATTGGTAACGAGCTGTATGTTGAAACCATTGTAACGACTGTTTTGGCTTCATCTGGCAAATCTGCAACCTTGACCATGACTTTGCAGGGCGCAACTACAGAGGCGTTCAGTTCGCCTATCACTTTGGGAGCTACCGAGGCTATCGCCGAGGCTTCCTTGGTTGCTGGGTATGTGCGCCGGATTCGCATCCCGATTGAACAGGGTTACCGTTATTTGCGGATGTATTACACGGTTGGAACGGAGAATTTTACCAGCGGTAAGATTTCCGCGTATTTTATCCAAACCCCATTTGAAAGGGTGTAAGTAACAAAGCTTTGGCCGTTGAGCTTATCAACGGCCATAAATTTATCCTTGGAGGATAATATGGAAAGGGAATATAAGTGTCAGTCTTTTTGCTTTGGATATAGAGGGAAACGCTGGAAGGTCGGGGAAGATGTTGTGTTAGATCCGGGGGAAGTTCCTAACGCTCATTTTTTAAAGCATTTTGTGCTTAAAAACGAGTTCAAAGTTCCTGATTTAACTGTTATAGGTGGACCTCGCATTGACGGAGTTCTTAAAAAGATTGAGCGCGTAACAGATACCGCCATGAGTCCAGACACAAAAAGATTGCTGGAAAATCAAGGAAAAGAAAAGCTTGCCGGAGCGCCTATAGAAGAAAACATTGTTCCGGTTGAAAATGATGTTGAAAAGTCGATAGTTAAGCGCGGACGAAGAATTGGCTCAAAGAATAAATAACCATGCCATTAAAAAGCGGAAATAGCGAAAAAGTCGTGAGCTGGAATATCGCTAAGCTAAGACACGAAGGCAGGCCGATTAAACAGGCAATCGCTATTGCAATGAGTATTGCTGGCAAGAAAAAGAAGAAAAAGAAAGCCGGGGTGTAAATATGCCGCAACCATTAACCAAAGCAGGTATCGCTAATATGGCGTTATCGCTTATTGGACAAAAGCCTATTCCAACGGCTGATACTACCTGGACTACTACCAAAGAGGCAACACAAGTTGCTGCTGTTTGGGAAACGTGCCGCTTGGTTGCTCTCAGGGCGGTTAACTGGAACTTTGCCAGAGTAAGGGCCGCTTTGGTAACGGAAGCGGTGGAAACGCTTACCGGTTGGGATTACATTTGGGATTACCCTAGCGACAAGCATTATATACGCAAGGTTTTTGTTGATACAACTTCCGCTAATCCCGATCCGGTGGAATATTTGCCTTTTTACGGAACAGCCACGGAAGCTTATTACCTGGCTACCAAAGAAGCGGCTTGCTACTATGAAGGAACTGATACCAGCGTGGGAACCACACACGACCACTATCTCCTTTATGATCCTATATTTTCAATGTCTCTTGCTTGCTTAGTGGCTTCGTTGATTGCTAAACCGCTCACTGGCAAAGAGTCCGAAACTACCAGAATGTCAAATATGTACGACCGTTTTATTGACAGGGCTGTTTTGCAAAATGCAAGAGAGGGAAAAGTAACTTCCACGCTTAAAAACGAATCGGAATTTATAACCTCTCGCGGTTAAGGGGGTATATATTATTAATGAGATATTCAAAATCTGACTTCTCCGCTGGGGAAATATCCCCCCGGCTTTTCGGTTCAGTGGGATTGGACCAGTATAAATCAGGATGCAAATCATTAAAAAATATGTTGCCCTTGCCTACCGGCGGAGTTATCAACCGTCCGGGAACCGAATTTGTTTGCGCGGTTAAGGCTACCGGCACAAAATGGGTTGTGCGGGGCTTTAAGTTCACTTCCACTGACTCGTATGTAATTGAAATTGGCGAATACTATATGCGTTTTATAAAAAATGGCGTACAAGTTCTTTCTACCGGTACTCCGTATGAAATAGTTACGCCATATGCTTCGGCACATATAGCAGACCTTAAATTTACCCAATCAGTGGATCAGATTTGGATAACACACGAATCTTATAGGCCAATGATTTTAACCAGATATTCAGATACAAGCTGGACGTTAACCAATTACAGTTATAAATATGGTCCGTATACCCTGGAAAATGATACAGCAACCACGATTACTCCAAGTGCTACCGCTAAGCCAATTTTACGCGCTATTACTGGAATTACCAAAGCCAATCCCGGAGTAGTAACTTCCGCTTCCCATGGTTTAGACAACGGGGATACAATTTATATTTCTTCAATTGTTGGCATGACAGAATTAAACGATAAAACCTTTAAAGTTAGAAATAAAACTACGCATACTTTTGAACTTGATTATAATAGTTCGGGAGCATCGTTAAGCACTGCCTCGTATACTGCTTATTCATCCGGCGGTATAGTTAAAAACTGCATAGTTTTGACGGCAAGTACTGCTATATTTTCCAATGTTACAGGAGCATTGCATTCTACCGGAAGGACTTTGTGGGAACTACGCCATTGGGTACAGGCGGGATATACAACCGGCAATTTTACGGCTGCCGATCAATATTCGTCAAGCAAGAGATGTGGTGGAACTTGGCGGATAGTAACGCATAACACTTGGGTTGGTAAGGTTGCGGTAGAGGTATCCGGGGACGGAGGTACAACTTGGACTCGCTCTAGGGTATATGCTTCCGGCGGAGATAAAAACTATGATACTTCCGGCACGGAAACATTTTTAGATCAGTTTTTAGTACGGGCATATATGTCCGAATATACCAGCGGAACATGTGACGTGTACTTAACTACCGATCCTTTCGAGTGGGCTGGGGTGGCAATTATAACTCAAGTTCCGTCAGGCGGAGCGGGATCGAGTCTTGATTATACAACGGCTGATGCAGTGGTGGAAGAAACAATCGGAGATACAACGGCAACCGCTACATGGTC